AAATGATTCTGAACCATGAAGATGATAATATTCTCTACCATCCTCAAAGATTTCTTCACCCCTGCGAGTGTACACAAATCCACCCGCTGTCAGGGACTCCGGCATGGCCGCAACTGCGGCCGCCCTTGCTGCTACATTAGCAGCGATTTGGGCCTCCTTCTCTCGGAGGCCCTCCACTTCATCCTCAGAGGGACCGTTATAGATCCCTCTGTCCCTTCCAGTGTACTGCCACTTACTCATAACCCCTCCGTCCAACCTTTTAACATCTCCCCCGCATTCCTGGGGGTTATCCCATCCTCATCCTGCACATCAAAGGCGATGTACAAGAAATTGTTGATAGACGCCCTTTTCCAAACCTCCATCTCCGCCCGATAGGCGGCATATTTATCATTGTATGCCGCCAGATCTGTGCGGTATTTTTCTACCACATCGACCACTTCATCGGGAACCTGGAGGGCCTCTAGACATGCCTCGGAGACCATGACAGCCTCCCGTCCCCGGTGATGCATATCACCGGTTGTTTTCATACAACCGGTGTCCCTAGATCGGTACCGTAGTTCAGTATTATGAATTTCCGGTTTTACATCAACCTCATCCAATCCCCCTACCCATAGGTAGGGAACACCCACACCTATCTTGTCCCACTCCGCCGAGGTGGGCTTGTAGATAGGGAAAGGCCTTATGGGGTCTGTTGGACGGGTGGGCTCTGGAGATGCCGGGAATGCATCTCCGTCTAACAGGGCCACCAGAGCAGCCCTGTCTTTCTTCATCGCCCGGAGGCAGTCCGCCTCTGAGCGCAAAAGCTCGATGATGGAGGCAAAGCCCTTGCGACGGGCTGCGCCCTCGTAAATCGTCGAAAACCCTTTTGGGTCCTCGACAAAACTTGCACCATAAAATTCCTCGGCCTCAGGATCCGAGGCAAAAAATTCCTGGATGGTAGTCATACTACCACCTCCACCCGATATGTTACCGGGTCTCCTGCGATTTCGCGCAGGGTTTCAAGGGATAATTCCTTCCCTCTCATCTCCGGTGTGAGACGGAGGGGAACTTCCGTGAAGCTGTCACAGAGACAGGACAAGCTATGCGGCAGGACACCGCACACGTTCCGCCCCGCCACCTTTTTCGCTGTGGCATGGGTTAAAACTTCCACGCCCTTGGAGACCAATCCCTTCTCTCGTAAATAAGACACGAGAGCAGGATGTCTCGTAACAACCAAATCTATCATTTTTGTGTCCTCCTTTTGCTTTAAAACACTATATATGCACCATGTATGCCAACGCCACCAAACGGAAATAATTGACCCATAACCACCCAATAACACGGGACATTAAAATATATACATAAGCGGGACCATAGTCAGTGAATCAAGAGGTGTGCCAAAAGACATGAAATCGTAAAGTATCCCGACACCCAAAACAGGCCAATGCAATGATATTAAGCACTTATCATCGTAAAGAATCCCGACACCAAATAGACATGCCAGCAAAACAAGGCCACCAGCCATTATAAACGTAAAGTATTCCAACACCCTGAATTTATAATTATTCACACAACCTTTCCAGTGAGATAGACGATACGTAATACAAGAGGACATTGGCAACAATGTTCTCCCCCTCCTTTTTCAGGGGGGCTACGGCCCCCCTTTTTTAAAGGGATCAAAAAGTGAAGGGTGATTATGCTAACAGGGCGATTTACAGACATGATTAAACGGCACGAAGGACTCATGCTATCGGCCTACAAATGCCCCACTGGACATAACACCATCGGTTACGGACACAACATCGAAGCAAATCCCCTGAAGAACATAGACAGATACATCGACCACTATCTCGCGATGACCGGTAAAATCACAATAGGCATGGCAGAGTGGTTACTCGACCAAGATATTATCTCAGCCGGGAAGTCCGCAGAGATAATAATCAAAGCAAGTACATGGTCAAATCTCAATGATGCACGCCGCGCAGTAATCATCTCAATGATATTTAACCTTGGCATAGGCGGGTTCATGAAATTCATGCGTGTTAATGATGCGCTTGATGCAGGAGATTGGTCGGAGGCAGCCGAGGAGATGAAAGACTCCTTGTGGTATCGTCAAGTCGGTAGTCGCGGCAAAGAGCTGTCACGCATGATGAGGTCCGGCGAATGGATGTAGACGGCGATACTCTCAGGCGGTTGAAAGACCCAGACGACAAAGACACCATCATCATCAAAAACCTAGAGAGTATCGATTATCGATTAAGCAAGCTGGAGAAGGTACAGTCAGAAAGAGAAGACGCAAGAGACAAGGTGTCAAAGTCCACTGCATTTAAAACCGCCATGGTGACTGCGATCATATCAGTATTTGGGCTGATAGGGACGATAGCGGCGGCAGTTAATATTGTAAAATCAATGCCATAAGGGGAAAAAGGATGAATTTAGTTAGGGAGTTTTATCAGTCGTTGGCGACACCGGAAGAGAAGGAAGCATTCTATTGGGCATCTCGCATGAGCGATGTGGGCAGGGAGAGATATCTGCGTGGTCTGTTTGGTGTAAGAATGACCGATGATTTAATTCGTGAGTTCACCGGGGCCTCACGTGATGATCTACTTGCCATTGCTGACCATGCCCTTCAGGTGGCAGTCAAAGAGACGCGCAAGGGTATCCTGGCATCACTCAAATATGTCCTGTCATTCAAGTGGCTGAGGTAATGTATGGGGGAAGCCAACGAACCAACCATCACAGCGCAGGTAATCAAGGCCCAGACTATGGTTGACGGCGCACTCAGGATTTACCTTGATATATTCAATGTTGATGATATGAGCATTGCCTACATGACCCTATTGGCCAAGAATCAGGCGGTGATTGAGTTTGAGCCTAAGCCACACAAGGATTAGCGGAGGATTGGCGTATAAAGATGGATGCTAAAGAAAAACATAAACTCAAGTTATTGGAATATTTAGAGAATCCCAGCAATGAATGGCTTGAGCGAACCAAGTTGGCCCATGATGTCCTGAAAATATCACAACCTGCCTTGTATCAATTCTTCACCGGTGACGAGTTAACCGAGATTGAGTCTCAAGCATTGGACCGCAGGAGGCAGCGATATAAGCCTCAGTTGTCCGAGGTGGACAAGAAGATGTTGGCCAAAGCCAAACTAGGGGATACGACTGCTGCAAAGCTTATTTATGAGCGGTTTGAAGGACTGGTGGACCAGAAGCATATCATATCTACGGGGAAAGATGAACCCACAGCCATTAATATCACATTCGCAAGAAAAGAATCCTGACTTCGATGCTGAGCTTGCCAACTTTTCACCACGGCAGATGGAGGCAATCGGGCACCTTGACTCAGGCTTGATTAAGTTCCTGCTTTATGGCGGCGCATTAGGGGGCGGGAAGAGCTATTTTCTTCGCTGGTATGCCATTAGGCGTCTAATCGTCCTATTCAAACTCTATGGCCTCCGTAATGTTACCGGGATGCTGGCATGCGAGGATTACCCCTCACTCAAAGACAGGCAGCTTCAGAAGATGTCAAGGGAGATCCCCACGTGGATTGGTAGGATGCACCAGGACCACAAGGAGTATGGCCGGTGTTTCATATTGGCGGAGAAGTGGGGCGGTGGTGTTATCTGTTTCAGGAATCTTGATGATCCAAGTAAGTACGCATCGGCTGAGTTTGCCTTTATCCTTGTGGATGAGCTTACAAAGAACGAGTATGATACCTTCACGTTCCTGCGTACAAGACTGAGATGGTCCGGCTTACCCGATGTTGAATGCCAGTTTGTGGCCGGCACGAATCCTGGAAGCGTAGGCCATGGATGGGTAAAACAGCTATGGATGGATAAGCTCTTCCCTATTGAGTGGATAGAGCCCAATGATTATCGCCCACAGTTTGCCTATGTGCAGTCTCTGGCAGACGATAACCCGCACCTTGACCCATCCTATTGGGACATGCTCAACACATTGCCCGAGAATATTCGCAGGGCATTTAGGTATGGCGATTGGGATATATTCGTGGGTCAGGCATTCCCGGAGTTCTCTAAGGTGGCCCACGTCATTGAACCTATGCCGGTGCCGGAGCATGCACCTATCTATATGACCTATGACTGGGGTTATGGCGCACCATTCAGCGTTATGTGGTGGTGGGTGGACGCAGACAACCGAGTATATGGCTTTTCTGAGTGGTATGGGTGGAATGGCACCGCCAACGAAGGATTGAGGATAGCAGACAGTAGGGTGGCCGAAGGCATCATTGAGCGCGAAAAGTCCATGGGTATTAGTAATAGGCGGATTACTCGGCTCACTGGGCCAGACTGTTTTAGCAAGAAGCCCACGCCATTAACCGGTGGTAGTGGCCCACCTACAGCAGAGACATTCACTCATTACGGATTATATCTAACCCCCGGAGACCCATCACATAAGGCAAAGATACGGCAATTCAGGGAAAGGTTGCGCTTTGAGATAGACGAGAGCGGAAACCCTACGACCGCGCCAATGCTGCTTGTATATAACACCTGTAAACAATTCATTCGTACTATCCCCAATCTTGTGATGGATAAGCTGGATATAGAATATATTGATAGTAAAGGCGAAGACCATGTGTTCGATTCAACATGCTTTTTGGTAATGGCGCGGCCTATATCTTTGGAACAACTCAAGCCCCGAAGATCCCAGTGGGACCGGCGCATAACAGAACTACTCCGAGATAAGGACAAGGGTGATGGATTTGAGACAAACGCAAGCATGGCAGCAGAGCAGGCATTGACCGACCTCGGCGTGGATCTGTTCGATGACGAAGATCAGTTCCTTGACCGGGGCGAGACAGAGGAGACGATGGGATGAGCATGTATCTATCAAAACGAGACTGTATCCAGACTGGAGATGTAATCCAATGGCAGAGCAAATCCATCCTTGGCTGGCTGATACGCAAGAGGACGGGAGCGGGGGCCAATCATACCGCAATCGCCATAAGGCTTAATCCTTTTGATACTGAGCGCGTATTCATCCTTGAAGCCCTGGGCCATGGTACTGTCCTAAATCCCCTGAGCGCACGGATCAAATCACACAATGGCAGAGCATGGGTTCTCCCACTCAAGACTGTTCATGGTCCACTGAGACGATACATGGGCGCGTGGGCATTGAATCATGTCGGCATTGGCTATGATTATCAAGGCATCATCAAGCAACTGTGGCGCAGGGTTACACCCAATGAAAAGCGGCTGTTCTGTTCCGAGTACTGGTGGATGGCGTTTAAGAGTGCAGCGCATGAGACGGAGGATGGGCGCAAGGCATTATTGGAGGCGCGTAAAGTACTTATGGGTAAAGCCCCGCAGCCTGGAGACATAAAGGATCTGGGATTGACCGGGGAAGCAATACAAATTCTGTAAAAGGGAGAGGTAGAAATGATTGATATCATAATCATATCCAATCCAATGACCTGCATCATCCTGGCCCTAATCATTGGCCTATTCCTCGGCTATGCACTGAGCCGGAAGCAGCAGGACAAGCCGGTGATCGAGGGGATAATGATGACGCCTGGCAGTGATTCGATTGAGGATGACCCGTATTATGAGGCATTGCAGCCGCCCACGAAGAAGGGTGAGCGGGTAGGCGGGGTGGAATGAACTATCGTCACCTTGCAAGAGCCAATAGGATAGCCCGTGAGACGTTCCGTAATTATCACGGCAAGTACCCTGAGCACATGAGCGACGAAGAGAAGAGCCACTTTGGGTACGCAATACAACCATTCTATGGCAATGGTGCGTATCGTAAGACAAGGGTGTTCTGTAGCAGTCCATATTGTTGTGGTAATCTACGCAGGAGTAAGTTGGCCGAGAAAGATAGGATTCCGATTCGTGAATTAAGATGGAGAGGGGTGGAATGATGGAAGCATTCTGGACAATATGGTTCATTGGTTACTTGATCGCGTTTGGTGCAATACTGATGTTAAAGACGAATAAGTTGGTTGCCATGCTATTGGCTGCATTAATTGTCTGGCCCATCATGCTTGGCATGGCCATAGGCTATATCGCCGAGAAAGAATGGGGAGATGAGTGATGGATGTAATTCTTTGATTTCCTGGAGGATCTTTAATGGAAATCCCCGTTGATGTCTTGGTTATGTGTGTAGCTCTTCTAATCTTCATTGGGATGATGAAATAATGTATCGCTCAGTAAAATACCAGGCATGGGTCCGGGGCACGAATAAGTGCATCCGATGTGACTATGAGCCAACCCGACCGGGACTCGAGGATGATAACCCCATCACATTCGCACATCAGACATTGGGGCAGGCGGGCACGGCGCTGAAAGCTCCAGATACCCAAGGTCTCCCATTGTGCGCCCAATGCCATCAGATCGAACATACTATGCCACCCAGCGAGTTCTGGGATGGGATTGACGTGAAGATGGAGATCATCAAGCAGTTAACGAGATATATGGAGGAAAAGAGGCTATGAACCAAGTCCTCTGTGGTAAGTGTGAGGATGTCTTAAAGGGTATCCCGGCCAATTCGGTTGATTCCATTGTCACAGATCCGCCCTATGGCATAAAATTCATGGGTAAGAAGTGGGATTATAACGTGCCAAGCGTTGAGCAATGGCAGGAAGCGTTTAGGGTATTAAAGCCTGGTGGGTATGTCTTATCATTCGGCGGGACTCGTACATATCACAGGATGGTTGTCAATATCGAGGATGCTGGGTTTGAAATAAGGGATCAAATTCAATGGCTGTATGGATCGGGATTTCCAAAAAGTTTAGATATTAGCAAGGCGATTGATAAGGGGGCAGGAGAAAAGAGGATTAAAGGAAATAAGAAAAAAGATTTTGATAAATACAATAGTCCTAATTACAAAAAAGAAAACGCTGTTGAATATGTTGGTAGAAAAACAAAAGAAGAAGTTGGTTATGAAAGTTTACCCGCAACTCCCGAAGCTCAACTCTGGAATGGCTGGGGTACTGCTCTCAAACCAGCAAATGAACCTATCTGCCTTGCCCGTAAGCCTCTCTCTGAAAAGACCGTAGCGGAAAACGTCTTGAAGTGGGGAACGGGTGGGATTAATATTGACGAGTGCAGGATAGAGGCAGAGCCTGAACTTGCTAAAAATGGGGACAGACTTCAATCTAAATCGGCAGAGGAAGGTCGTAATGCTATGTATAGTGGTTTAAAGGCAATTGATTTAAGAGATAGGGTGCCCACTGGCCGCTTCCCTGCGAACGTAATCCATGATGGTTCTGATGAAGTGGTGGGGTTGTTTCCCGATA